CTACTGTTCAGTTTCTGCAATCCAGTCGCTTATTTTCGCCTCAAGCTCCATTTTCGTGGTAAATCCGTTATCTCCGATTACATGTTCCGCTCTGGCAATGATCCAATCCTGAGTATCGATTTCAGGCTTAAAGCCCGACACGTTCAGATGCATACCAGGGTATAAATCGGCGCGGCCGCGCGCCAGGGTTATCGAAAACTGTGCCGCGCCTTTCTGGAGCTGTATCCATTTTGCCGCAGCTGCGCGCCTGGCCGCCGTTTCGTTCTGATAGGTTTTACGCAAAACATATACGTTACCTTCAGCGCCCTCCATGTAATCCCCCTCCGGCCGGCTGCTTTTCTCCTCAGCCTTTTTTCTGGCAGTATTTGTTTTGCGCTTAGTGACCTTGACCGGTTTTTTCTTGCCGAAATTAAGATCCAGCCAGTACGCCCGCACGCCGGTGTAAGCATCGCGATCGGCAATGCGGAACCTGTGACGATCTCCGCTGGCACGGGTTATCTCAGCCGATGGCAGCGCCCTGCCGGATGCACTGACGCCGCCCCCAGGCAGGATAAACAGCAAACAGCCATTTTTCACGGTGGCAATGGCCCCCAACATCTCCGCCATGCGCGTTAAAAACGACATGTCACTCTCTTCGGTCTGATCCGCATGGTCGATCTCAATGTCGATCAGGGCCTCGCTAATCATCGGCTTCAGGTCATAGCGCCGGGCTATGGCCGATACCACCCGCTCTACCGTCACATCATGCCAGGACACCTCCCGCCTGACGTTCATCTCTTCGCGAAAATCAGCGCTGTGCGCGGTGATGTCGATAACATCCGGCGGCCCGCTATGCCCAACCTCGTCAACGGTGTAGAGACCTTTGTAGATCAACGCCTCACCCAGCCAGCCGATGGACACCGCCAGCTCCGCACCACGTGGGGGTAAATCTGTTACCCCGTCAGAATCATCTACTGACAGGGTTAGCTGGTCAGCATCAAAACCGTTGTTATCTGTAACAGATAGTGAGGTGATGCGGTCGGCCAGTTCGGTCAGGGCAACCCCACCCAGCGTGATACTAAAGTCCGGTGTCTTCACGACCTCACTTAATTTTTCTACATACGCTTCGGCTGCTGTTGTTAGCGTGTCTGCTATCGACATAACTCCCCCGTTTTTTGCTGATGATTCCATGCCCGCGCGCGGGGCTGAATCCCTTTTTGTTGTCAGCGAACGGACAGACCGGCAACCAGGCGACGCCAGCAGACTTAACGTTGAATATTGCCCTGAACTCAAAGAGCAACATGATGGTGAACTTATGTCTGAAACTCGTTTTCACGGCGTCCGCTCTCGCGAAAATACCGACCTACAGCAGGCAATCAATGACATTGATTCCAGCGTGATCGGTATTGTTGCGGTTGCTGATGACGCCGATCCGGAAACCTTCCCGCTCAATACGCCGGTTCTGCTGACACGGGTACGTAACGTCCTCGGCAAGGCAGGTAAAACCGGGTCACTTTACAAAGCCCTCAAAGCCATTTCCGATCAGTGCAGCCCGCGCGTTGTGATTGTCCGGGTGAAAGAGGCTTCCGGTAACGGCGCCAGCCAGTCCCAGGCCGTTATTGGCGGAACAGACGGCGACAGCTATACGGGAATGTATGCCCTGCTGACGGCGGAAGCCAAAACCGGCTATCGTCCGCGCATCTTGGCGGTACCGGACTACGACACCGAGGAGGTAACGTCACAGCTTTGCGTGATTGCCCAGAATCTTCGGGCTTTTGTTTATGCCGGTTGTAACGGCTGCGCGACCATGGCGGAAGCTATTGCTTATCGCAAAACCTTCGCTTACCGCGAGCTGATGCTGATCTGGCCGGACTTCATCGCTTACAACCCCCTAACGGATGATAACGAAACGTTTCCTGCCCCGGCATACGCCTGCGGCCTGCGCGCCGCTATTGATAACAGCCAGGGCTGGCACAAATCACTGTCCAACGTTGTAGTGAATAACGTTCTGGGTATTTCGAAAGATGTGTTTTGGGCATTGCAGGCAGAAGACAGCGACGCCAACGAGCTGAACAACAACGAAATCACAACGCTTATCAAGCGTGACGGTTTCCGCTTCTGGGGTAACCGCACCACGGACACAGAAACCTACACTTTCGAGGTGTTCACCCGTACCGCGCAGATCCTGGCGGACAGCATTGCGGAGGCGCAATTTACCTCTGTTGACAGCCCACTCACTCCGGCCAACGTGAAAGATGTGGTAAGCGGCATCCGCTCTGCGCTCAGCAAAAAAGTCACTGCCGGCCAGCTTATCGGCGCTGATTGCTGGTATGACACGCTGGACAATGGCGCCACGGATTTGCGTCAGGGAAAACTGATTGTGCGCTACAGCTACAGCCCGGTCCCGCCGCTTGAAGATCTGACGCTATACCAGACCTTTACTGATGATTTTTACGAACCGGCGTTCGCGTCGCTCGGGGGTGAATAATGGCTATTCCTCACAAACTGCGGCTTTTTAGCTGCTTTGTTAACGGCGACAACTATCTGGGAAAAGTGACCTCTTTCACTCGCCCCAAACTGTCACGAAAGGTAGAGGACTATCAGGGAGGTGGCATGCTGGGTGCGGTCGGTGTTGATCTCGGCCTTGAGGCTGGCGCGCTGGATTCCACCATTGTTTTTGGCGGCGTCATTAAGGCTCTGTTTCTCGAATACGGAGCAGAAATTGACGGCACGCGGCTGCGCTTTGCGGGTGAATATTTCACTGATGGCGAAAGCCAGCTTGTCGAGGCGGAGCTGCGCGGGCGATTTACTGAACTCGACGGTGGAGACTCGAAACAGGGGGAAGACACGGAGGAAAGCTACACCTTTAAGTCCACCTACTACAAATTCTCCATTGATGATCAGCCTATTATCGAAATCGATCTGCTGAATTTCATCTACAAAAAGAACGGTCAGAACATGTTCCCGGACCGCATCACCTCCGCCCTTGGCATGGGCAATTGATAACCTTTCAGAGGGTGGCAAAGATGCCGCCCGGAGATTTTAAACATGGCTAAAAAAACTAAAAACCTGTTCACGCTGATGCAGCCGGTAGTTCGTAAAGACAGTGAGATCGGTCAGGTGGAAATCACTGGCGCCATCAGTCAGGCCGGATCGTTGCGCGGCCTGAATCTTATTCGCGTTGCCAATATGGATGCAGACTCAATTGCCACGCTGTTAACGCGAGTCACCGCGCCTGCGCTGACGCAAAAAGAAATCAACGAAATGCACACCCTGGACTTTATCGGGCTGGCAGAGCTTCTGGTCCCTTTCTTGAATCCGCCGGAGCCTGGAGCGTCGAACGTGGCGGAGACGGAGAGCGAGTAATCACCATTGCGTTTGACCAGATTGATGATCTGGTTGCTGATATTGCCGTTATTTTTAACTGGCCGCCCTCTGAAGTTTTCGGCATGGATCTTGGCGAGGTGATAGCCTGGCGCAAGCGGGCGGCGCTTCGAAGTGGTGCCAGTGATGAAGAGTCTTGATATACGCGTTGCTTTCAACGCGATCGACAGATTTACCCGCCCCGTTAATGCTGCCCGCCAGAGTGCGGGCGGCCTTTCCGACTCCCTCAGAAAAACACAATCCACCCTGAAAGGACTCGATAAGAGCAGTGCCACTTTTCAGCGAATGACCGCGGCCGTCGGCAAAACCGATCGTTCCATCTCACGTGCCCGTGCCCGCTTTGATGGCTTGTCAGAAGCGCAACGTAAAAACGGGACGCTGACAGAAAAACAGCAAATACTGATGTCGCGACTGGGTGAGCGGCTTGATCGGTTGACCGCAAAACGCGTGACGGAAGTGGCCCGCCTTCGTGAAAGTGCATCAGCCCTGCGCCAGCATGGCGTCATGCTTTCCGGTAGTAGCGCCACCATTGGTAACGCGATACGCCGCACAGAACAATACAACCAATCCCTTGAGCGGGAAAAACGGCAACTTGCTGCGGTCACTCAAGCTCGTAAACGTTACGAGGCTGCACAGCAGATGGCCGGAAAGTTGCGCTCTGGCGGTGCCATAGCATTAGGTACAGCAACCGCTGCCGGGTACGGCGCCAGACGCTTCCTGTCGCCTGCGGTTGGTTTTGATGAGGAAATGTCAAACGTTCAGGCGCTGACGCGGCTCGATAAAAGCGATTCACAGCTAGCCGCCCTGCGTGCTCAGGCAAAAAAACTCGGTGCTGAAACCGCCTTCACCACACGTGACGCCGCCAGCGGCCAGGCCTTTCTGGCAATGGCGGGCTTCACGCCAGAAGCTATTCGTGACGCACTGCCCGGCGTGCTCAATATGGCGCTGGCAGGCAGTATGGAACTGGGTGAAACGGCAGACATCGGCTCAAACATTCTTTCTCAGTTTTCCCTCGATGCCGGAGAAATGGACCGCGTCAGCGATGTGCTGACAGGTACATTTACTCGTACCAACACCACGCTTAGCAGCCTCGGCGAGACAATGAAAGTTGTCGGGCCAGTAGCGGCGGGACTTGGGATTAGCCTGGAAGAAGCCGCAGCTATGACCGGCACGCTGGCGCGCGTGGGTATTCGCGGTAGCGAGGCCGGTACGGCAATGCGTCGCTCCCTCTCCCGCCTCGCCTCCCCCACTACGGCAGCCAAAAAAGCGCTCAAAGAGCTGGGAGTGGAAACTGCCGACGCCAGCGGAAAGATGCGACGTCCGTTCGATATTCTTCTCGATCTACAAAAACGCGTTTCCCGCTTTGGCGAGGTGGATCAGGTTTCATTTTTCAAAGATATCGCCGGAGAAGAGGGTTTTACGAGCCTTCAGTCTTTGGTCAACGGCGCAGGTGATGGCTACCTCCAGTCACTCTATGAACAAATTGCAGAAGCACATAAAAATCAGGAGGCCTTCGCCGTCGCTAACAAGAAAAAAGACAACCTGGGCGGCGATTTGAAGGAGCTGGACAGCGCGTGGGAGGCGTTCCGCATTTCTGTGGCTGAGACAGTAGACGGCCCATTGCGCAGGCTGGCACAGGGGCTTAGCCGGGTTATTGGTACTATTCAAAGCTGGATAGAAGAAAACCCCAGACTTTCACGAACGTTGTTACTCGCCGGTGGTACTGCACTGGCATTAACCGCAGTAATTGGCGGTATGTCATTAGCTGCTGGTCTACTTTTAGGGCCGCTTGCAAAGCTCAGGCTGGGGTTTACGCTGCTGTCCGGCGGGAGCGGCATCGGAGGTACGGTATCAGCGTTCCGCATATTGAGTGCCGTGGGCGGCAGTTCACTGGCAAAAATCAGCGGATGGCGTGCCTTACTCGGCGGTCTGGCTGGACGCGCCAGCGTATTAACCAGGTTGATGGTGCCCCTGCGCGGCGCGTTACTTGGCACCTTTTCCTCTCCGGGGACGGCGATAAGCGCCCTGTCAAAAGGCGTTGGCGGGCTGGCGCTGCGGCTAACGGGGATCCCTGCTCTGCTCGGTATTGTGAAAGGTGGAATTACGACACTGGGCGGCGGATTATCAATGCTCTTGAGCCCAATCGGCTTAGTGGGTGCTGCGTTTGTAGCGGCTGGGGTACTGATCTGGAAATACTGGGGACCAATTAAGGCCTTCTTTCGCGGTTTTTTTACAGGCGTCATCCAGGGGTTAGCGCCAGTTTATAACGCATTTTCCCGGCTGGCGCCCGTTTTCAGGATCATTGGGGATGGCGTCAAAAACGTCTGGAACTGGTTTAAAAAAGTATTAACGCCCGTTGAGGAGAGTCGCGAGGCGCTAAACAAGTGCGCCAGCGCCGGGCAGACCTTTGGAGAGGTACTGGGGACCGCACTAAGCGTACTGCTTTGGCCGCTTCAGAAGTTAATGGAAGGTGTCGGCTGGTTACTGGAGAAGCTCGATCTCATCCCCGATGGCATTGAAAGAGCCAGGCTGGAAGCGGCCAGACTCAGGGCTATTCCGGTTATGTGGGAATGGGATGAAAAATCCGGGCGCATGGTTAAAAGGGAGTGGCAATGGTCATCTGAAAAGCCTGCAAGCAAAGGCAGCGCCCCGCCGCCCAATGTGCTCGGGGGCAACTCTGGAACAGAGCGGCGGCTGGGCCAAATCGCGGATAACACTAAAGGCCTTTTAGATGAGGAAAAGCGAAAACGTATCGGGCCGGGTGACATTGTATTTAAAAATCTCCCCCCAGCCTTTGCAGTGCGTGGTGAATGGCAGGAATCGAGGCTTGTCCGCCAGTGTGTCAGCGCTCGCCCGGTTATTGCCGCTGGCGAACCATTGATAAAACAGACGCAGGCATGGCAACCGGTACGTCGAAATCAAAGCCCTCACACGGCGGCTGCGGCTTCAGGTGGTAGTTTTCCCGGTAATATTCACGTCCATCTGCACGGCATTCAGAGCAGCAATCCGCGCGAACTGGCGCGACTTGTTGGTGAAGCGGTCCGCACAGAAATTGAAAAACAGCAACGCGCTGCCCGGGGTTCGTTCCGAGATAACGATTAATTTGGAGTAATAACTATGATGATGGTATTCGGACTCTTTGTATTTGAACTCAGGACACTGCCCTATCAGAAATTGCAGCTCTCCCGTAACTGGCGGCACGTTAAAAATGATCGTGTGGGCCGTAGTGCAAAATGGCAGTACGTTGGCGCCGGCGAGAACCAGTTGACGCTGGGTGGGCTGCTGTACCCTGAAATTACCGGCGGCAACCTGTCTTTGGGTGCCGTCTCGACAATGGCTTACACCGGGCTTGCCTGGCCACTGATTGATGGCGTCGGTTCCATCTACGGGATGTATGTCATCACGGGTTTGCAGGAAACGCATCAGGAGTTTGACCGCTACGGCAAAGCGAAAAGAATTGAGTTCACGCTTTCATTGCAAAGGGTTGATGAGGATATCCGGGAGGGGCTGCAAAGTGCCTCTCTCAGCGACCTGACAGCTACACTTAAAGAAGGGGCTGAAACTGCATTAAATACAGCTCAGATGACGATCGGCGGCCTGATTTCCTGAGCTGCAGCACGGTCATTTATGCCGATACTTTTATTAGCTTAGATTTGTCCTGAAACATACTTGCACATAGCCAAACCTAATCTGACAGGAAGCTCTGTGCCTAATGAGGATATCAAAAACGTCTTCCTGCTAATACTAGCCGTAGTGTAGTGTCAAGGCGCATAAGTACGCGACAGTTAGAAACGCAAAGATCCTTTAATATGCAAAATAAGTAATAATAATTAGTGAAGCCCAAATTTACAAAGAAGATTATAGCCCCATGGAGTTGTATATAACGGGAAACAGATTTTATTTTTACCACATACAAAAAACTTAAAAATCAATAAATTATGAAAATTACCAAATGCGGTAGTAAGTGTTTTGTGGGCGAGGTTTTTCATCCAGAATATTTTGATGTGACATGAACTCTGCTGTTTTAGCCTGCCTTTCTGCCTTTTCTTTCACATCATCCTCGTCGATTTCGAAAAATTTACCGTCAACTAGTTCAACTGTTTGACAGAATTTTTTAGCTTCAAACCATCTCAAGCTCTTACTTAAGTCTTTTGGGCAATTATAAATTTCATAGCCGTGATAGCTTTTGCTTTGAAACCAAACCACTGCAGTATTACCAATCCAAACAAGTGCGACTAGAAGCAGGATCACAAGCAAAGAGTTGATAAGATAAATAGTTGACTTTGGCATTTTATCGCTTCCTAAGGCATCAGTATTTAAAGATTAATCTTACCTTAGATAGACAGAATCATGCACTATGAGCAGAAAGGTCAGACTGCCCCAACTGAGAGCGATTACGGCATAGCGGCGATTTTCCGTAAGTCTGCAAGTGAACCTAGGCTGCTGCCCATTGATTAACATATGGGAGTGCTATTATCGCCTTCGAGACCATGGAAACAATAGCCAGGGTCCGTTCCTCGCTCGTAGCAGGCTGTCAAATTTGATTATACACTGCAGTCTCAAACTGTCAGGTCAAGTTTGAGCCAACACACGCACTCGATACCGGCAACCACGGTCATTAGTGACCGTGGTTTTTATGCCGTGCGCTTCCATAGACAGAGTGTGACGTATTCGTTAGTCACATCGATCGCATCGTTTGCGGTTTCCCGTTCGCCCGCCGCGTCGCTATAGGTTCCTGCAGTCATATTGAGCGGCCCGCTCTTCTGGTTGTCCGTACCGTGTGTAGTGGTCGGATCCCAAGTCTCGCCGGGTGACCTGTCGCCCGATTTGTGCCAGTGCGGCGGGAGGTTGCTGGCTGCGATTTTTACCTTATTGCTGCCGCCGGTCGCACCGTGCCCGGTACCAATGCGCACTACCCTGTCGGCAAAGGTATCGCTTAAACTCTCCCACATCTGCCACGGGAAGCGCTCAGCCGGGCTTTTTTCACTAGGGATAATAATCCCAGGATAAAGAATGGCGTCAACGATACCCTTAAACCCCTCGCCGTCACTGTTTAGCCCCAGATTCTCACGCGCACTTTCAACGTTGGTTAAATCAGAAAGGTTGCTCTCTTTTTGCAGTGCCCCGGTAATGCGTGAATCATCCCCCGCCGCCACCGTTCCCACCTCTGTGCCAACATCTCGTGTCGCTGAATTGCCCAGCTCGAGGTTTTCCCGGGCCTCTTCTGTATCGTTTAAATCAGAAAGATTTTGTGCTCGCCGCAGATAACGTTTATCGCCCGTTTCCTGTGTAATTGTGGCAAGCGCCGGATCGATAATGAGCTGCACATTTGAGCTGTGCGTCAGTGTCAGCACCAGCGTCAGAATGATCTCTTTGATGATGGAGTCCGATTGAGCAGGGAGATATGTCGCCGGGTATGTGCCGTAAGCGATGAGCGTACCCTTAGCGCTGACCAGCCCCGCTTCTCTGAGCGTTTTACCCGGATAATCCTGGCAGTTAATAACGATCTGACCGCTGATAAACCCCTCATGACTTGAATCAGAGTCAAAGGTTTCACGGCCAAACTGACCAAAAAGCGCCGTCACCGCCGCCAGGTCGTCGGGATCGTTTGGTAAAATCACGCCGCCACCATCACCGATCAGCACGGCGATAATATCCACGACTTCTCCCGCCTGATATGCAGCTTCAATTTCGGCGGCGCCTGCCGTGGTTAGTGTCAGTCCTGTTGCCATAGTGTTTCCTCTGCTTCAATGCCATACACGCTGGCAAGACGATCATAAAAATCATCACTGACAGTTTTGCTGTCAGCATCAATATCGCTTTCACCGGGATGAATAACTCCCGCAGCCTGGAGCATTTGCAGGTATTCAAGGAAAAATTCATCGGTCTGGCAAAATCCGATCAGGCTTTTAATTTGATTGAATGTTTTCATAATTTATTCGTTATCCAGTTACCGGGTAAATCTGCGAAATCGTCCAGGCTTGTGCAGTTGTAGAATGCGTAATAATGCGCCGTGACGTTTGACACCTTGCCCATAAATACCAGGCCCTTACCCGTGAGGGCTGAGCATCCCCTGAATGTGGCCGTCGTGGTGACAATCGTCGAATAACTGCTGAGGTTGAATATAGTGCTGACGTTGGTTTTCAGTTGCGGGCAGCCGTCAAACAGGTAGCCGACTGTCGTCGCGGGTACGGTATTCAGCAGACCGGCCCCGACCTCTTCCAGTGCGACACACTCGGCAAACACATTGGTAAAAGTCGTGGCGTTGATACTGGCGACAAAAAGACCGGCAGGCAATGAACGCAGGTTTTTACATCCCCTGAAGGTCTGGCCGTAGGCCGTCACCAGCGGGTTACCACTGAACAGATTTTCCGGTATTTCCACCACGCCGGTATTCTGGAACGTTGCGCCGAATGCGGTGATAAGCGGGCACGATGCAAATAACGACGGCGGAATGCTCACCAGCGCCGCGCAGCCGTAGAACGTAGAACCGGCACTGATCAGCAGGGTGTTATGTTTCAGTAAATCAGCAGGCAATACCGCCAGCGCAGTACAGCCGGAGAACGTCAGCGTCAGGGAAGTCAGGTTGACACAACCCGCAAACAGATCGGACGGCAGCGCGGCCAGCGCGGTGCAGTCCTGGAAGGTGCTCCCCATTGCCGTCAGAGAGGTCAGATCGCTGAACAGCTTTTCAGGCAGTACGGCAAGGCCCGAGCACTGATTAAACAGGCCAGTGATATTCGTCACTTTGCTGCATCCTGCAAACATATCCCCGGCCAGCGATACCAGCGCCGTGCAGCCCATAAATGTATAGGTCAGATTAGTCAGGGAACTACAGTCACGGAATGCCCCGGCCCCGATGATTTTCAGGGATGTACATTGGGTGAATGCATAATAGAACGTCGTGACCAGTGATTTACCTGCAAAGGCCTCTGCTCTGACGGCTGTCAGTGAAGAACAGGCATAGAAAGCCCGGTCAAAGCTCGTTGCCTTGTTACAGTCCACAAACGACGGTAGCGCCGTTAATGCAGTGCAACTATTGAAGACGCTGGCAAAGGTAGTTGCACTGACACACCCCTCAAAAATATCATCGCCCACTTCTTCCAGAACACGGCAATAGTAAAAAGCGGAGGAAAATGTTTGCGCAAGCGCACAGCCAGAAAACACAGCTTTTCCCGCTTTTACCAGTGAAGAACAGCCGGAAAAAACGGTTCCAAAATGGTTAACCAGGGGTAAATCCTTAAAGAATTCATCAGGTACAGAAAGCAGTTGCGTGCATCCACTGAATGCCCCGCCGAAATGCGTAGCTTCCAGGCAGTGGCGGAACAGGCGCGGCGGTAGCTGCGTCAGCGCCGTGCAGCCTCTGAAAATCGCCGTAAAGACGCCACCAGGCACATCGCTGAATAAATCTGCTGACAATGTTGTCAGCGCACGGCATCCATCGAAGGTATAACCGAAGTTATTGCCACTGACACACCCGTCAAAAATGCCCGTCCCGGTATCAATAAGGGATGTGCATCCCGAAAACGCACTGGTGAAATGCGTCGCAGCAGCACAGTCCCGGAATGTGTTTTTGCCAGCACTCAGCAGGCGCGTGCAGTTCTCAAACACCGAGGTGAATAGCGTCACCTGAGATAATTCGCTGAACAGCCCATCAGGAACAGCAGCCAGTTCCGTGCAGCCATAAAACGCCGCCGAGAAATCTGTGGCACCAGTAAACCGCGCAAATAAACCCTCTGGTAGTTCAGTCAGCGATGAGCAGCCCCGGAAAATGGAGGTACATTTCTGGATATTTGGCAGATCGTCAAAAGCCCCGGCGTGGACCTTGTAAAGGCCAGTTGCGCCACTCGCGAAAGAAACAAGATTGTCCCTTTCTCCCGTCAAAAGAATGATTTCCTGCACGGGGTTCAACGTTACTGAAACGTTACCCGACGTGCGCTGGAAACTGGCGGTTTCTGTGTTCTTAACCGTTATTGTGTACTCTTCTCCCTCTACAACGTCACGCGTCGGAATAACCCAGCCGTACACAGCACTGGCAGCATCAAAACGGTATTCCCGGCTGTCTGTTCCGTCGCCATAATCAATAGTGAAATCCTCATCCATGCGCACGTAGAACAACGGACGGCTTGCATTGTCGATGCGGGTGATGAACTTCATCACCGCGACCACTTTCACGTTGATCACCGCGCTGACGCCGTTAGTCGTCGTGACGGTGACCGAACAGGTGCCCCGCTTCACGCACGTAACCAGAATAGCGCCGTTGACAATTCGGGCAGTCGCGATTGTTTTATCCGACGTGGTTACCGTAAAGGTTTTATCTTCCGCGTATTCAGGGAGGATGGTCACCGTGACCGTTTCCGCGTCACCAGGGGCCAGATTCAGCTCGTAGCGGGATAAAATCACCTGCAACGGGACAAAGCGCGGCGTGATTTTCTCCGTGGCGTACATGTAACCGGCCGCATATGAGGTTCCCTGAAGTCGGCCAAATACATGAACGGAAAACCAGCTGCGCAGGTTCCTGGCGCGCAGCACCGCCAGTTTCAGATCCTGCTGGTCGTATTCCGTCACCGGCAAATCGTTCTGATAAACGTTCAGGCGAAAGGTATACGGATCCCCTTTCGGGTTCTGGTTGAACCATTCAACAATATCCGTCCCAAAAGGACTGTCCACCAGGGCATGACGGACGGCGGCGACCGTCCCGCGATGGCGGTGGATATAGTGGGCGCGCTTGATCGCATCGCGTTTCTTTTGTTCTGACCAGTTAATATTCCAGGTATCAACCTGGTATTCCCACGCCAGCCACGGCAGAAGCGCCAGCGGGCAGCTGTCAGGATCCTTCACCCAACGGATCAGATATACCGGCAACCTCTCCAGTGCGGCGGCGCTGGCCCTGTCGATGGCCCGCTCCACGGCGGTTGCGTTGGGTGGCAGAATGCTGGCGGGATAATTAGCGGTCATAGTCCATCACCACAAGATTGATTTTCACAGAGGTGCAATGAGGCGCTTCGCCCATCGTCGCAACGACGTCGGCGGCCGGTGAATGCAAATCGACGGTGACAACGCCGTCCTGATGCAAAGCCCCGTCTATGCCCGACCGTGCAGCGGTGGCGTTGATAAGATGCACTGAGGCGGTGTATTCGTTCAGTGCTGCGGTGGCTTTTTCCAGCACCGTGGCGGTGTCCACGCCGTAAGGGACGTAAATGTCAGCAACCACCTGATAATTCACAATCACAGCGGAACGGACATAATCAGCCACATAATCCGTAATCGGGCGCACGTCCTCCGGGTTCACCGCTTCCAGGACTTTATCGAGCAGAGCCTGCGGGGCGGTTCCATCCCCGGTGCGTGACAGCACGTAGAGGAAAACGCGGCCCTCCTGGTTATGAGTTTCAGGGCCATAGGCGCGCACGTCGAGCACATCCGCATCAGCCCCGCGCGCAAAATAGTGATAGGCATTACGGGCACCCGCCGTGCTCAGGCGCGCCCATGAGAGCAGCGTGCGGGCGCGCAGCTCTTCGTCGCTTTCGTATACGGCATCCGCCTCGTCGGTGGCTTCAGTAATCAGCAGACGTTCAGTGTCAAAATTACCCGCGACCTGATCGAGATCTGCCCCCAGGGCGCTGGAAAGCAGCACCGCGCGAACGGCTTCATTGATGCGTTGCAGCAGATGGATCTCGCGATAGGTGAAGGCCTGAGCCAGTGCCGCCATCGGTTCAGATTCCAGCAACAGCGCAGCAGACACAGAAGCCTGAAGTTCCGCAGGCATGGCCGCCACGATAAGCGCCCGGATATCAGCCAGCACCGTTTCAAAATCGGGCACCTCGACGATATCAGGCTGCGGGATCTGAGATAAATCGACGGACGTTTGCACACTAGCTCCTTAACCTGATGGTGTTGCTGGTTTCTGTCATGGTTTCCGTGATAGTGCCGGTCAGTTCAGCAGTCACCGCGCCTGCTTCTGAAAACACCACATTGACGGTGGTCAGACTGATCCGCGGCTCCCACTGCGCCAGCGCAATAGCGGTGGCGCCCATCAGTTGCATGCGGGTGACGGTGTTCTGTGGCGCATCGAGTAAATCAGGTACCACACTGCCAAAGTCCCGGCGCATCACACGGGAGCCTGTTGGCGTGGTGAGGATTTTTGTCACGGACTGCCAGAGCTGATCGTGATCGGTCAGCGCGCCGGTGCCTTCCGGGTTCATCCCGGTATAACTGGCTGTCATTGCGGACCTCCCGTGGTACTCCCGCCAGACTGCACGCCACCGTGTTTATGTTCATGTACGGTGATCCCGTTTGACTGCAACACGCCGCCGGAATGGAGCACGTCACCGGCCATCGTGCCGCCGTGGGTCAGTTCGAAAGTGCGTGTTTTGAGGTGTTCCGTGCATTCCACCTCCGGTGTGTCCAGCGTGACGCGGGTCTCTGCCTGGATATGCGCGGTTTTAATACCGGTCACGGACAGTGCTCCGGCATCGGCGGCGGCGTCGTAATGCAGGCGCGCGCCATCCGGTGCGGTGATGCTGATTTCCAGCAGGTTGCTGCCCGTTGGCGGATTATCTGCGCTGTATGCAGAGCCAATCACAAACGCGTTTTCAGGGTTGCCGCCCGGACAACCGATCCAGACCTGCTCCCCTATCGAGGGCGGCAGCCAGATGCTGAATGCCCCTGCGCGGGTGACGTTCCAGCGGATCCAGGTGGTCAGCAACCTGCCGGAGCGAACGCGCACCGCTTTCTTGTCGGCGCTGATTTGTTCCACGACGCCCAGGCGCAGAATGTTTTCCAGCAGGCGCATCAGCTCAGCATTCATGACGCACCGCCCAGACTGCTGATAACGGCGTTTTCCGTAGCGCTCAGGTCTGCCGGAGTTATGCCCAGTAGTTCACGCGCCGGGTACTGCGCGTAAGCGCCCGGACCAACCTCGTCTTTGAGGCCGTACTGGTGAATACGGGCAATGCGCGCAGCGATGCCGTCAAATCCTACGGTGACGCCGCCCGCGTCCGGCCTGAGCTTCATAAAACGCAGGGTGCGCAGGCGGGTAAACATCGGTGCTTTTTTTGTCTCTGAATGCGTAGCTGATTGCGTTTTGATTTCCAGATACCGCTCGATATCGGCCCGATAGAAGGTGCGGATATCCCGGCGCTTCTCGTCAAAACCCGTGATTGTCCGGCCATATTTACCGCGCCCGCCGCGCCAGTTTTTCAGCGCCCGCACCTCGTTATTCCAGAAGAACTTGATCCCCTGCTGGGTGCGGTAAACCTTACGGCGGCGCACGGCATAGCCGCTGCCGTCCGGGTTTTTCTGTGACGCGATACGGCGCTGCTGACTGCGACGCAGTGCCAGACCAATTTTGCGCGCGGTACGGGTGCGCCCCGCCGGGCTGACGCCGTCGAGGATGTCCTGAAAGACCTGATCCAGCTCGCTGAACATGCGATCGCTCACGCTCCGCCCTCCTGAAGCATGCCTTCAAATACCAGCCCCCAGCCTGCGGCGTGAGGGGCGAGCACGCGCGGTCGAGGCTCCGGCAAATGCTCGGCGCACGGCACGCCGTTTTCATCCAGTTGCACCAGTACCCGCTGATGTACCGGCAGCTCAAACATCAGATCGGCGGTGTCATCGCTGTTAATCAGCGTGGTGAATTTTATCTGCTGGTTTTTATCGGGGTTAAGCAGCAGATCGGGCTGATTAAACCAGAGCCAGGCCATGAGCGGCAGCGTGAAGTCGTCAATGCTCCCGGCGTAGTTCATGACGAACAGCACCAGAGAATAGCGGTACATGAATGACGGCGTTTCACCGGTGGTTTCAATGCCACCCTCTTCAACGAACACCGTCCAGGCTTCCGGGTTCGCCCGACACCAGGTGTTTGCTTTCTCAATGGCGGCACGGAGGGTGTCTATCTTCAGCATTTATGGCTCCTTACGGGTGTTCTGGCGCAGGTTGTCCCACTGGCGGATCGTTGCTTTGTCAACATTGCAGGCATCAAGCGCATCAATCAGCCTGTCGCTGAATATCGCCACCGCGCCCCAGGTCACTCGCTTATCCAGCGCCGGGCGTGGCGTCTCTTCGGTCAGACTCTCCGGGACGGGTTCACGGACCAACTGAATGACCGGCGCGGGCGGCGCGTTTTTGCAGGCTACGACTGACAGCGTCAGGCACAGGAGTAACAGCGCACGTGTCACCATTGAACGCGGCCTGCATTGCTTCACGTCGTCGCTCCCCTTCTGCATTACGCTGTTGCTCACGGACTTTCACCTCTGCCAGTAACTTATGGGTTTGTATGGCGGTCGCTTTCACTTCCTGGATAAGCTGGTCGTAACCGGTCGCCGTTTCGGTCAGCAATTTGTTGCGGGTCCTGGCCTCGCTCAGCTGGTCGGTCTGCCACCAGACAGCAGCCAGAAGGACAAGCATCACAATCACACTACCCGCCCTCATGACGGCGTACTCAGGCCCAGCAGGCACCAGGCTTTAAAATCATTGCGCCGGTTAACCAGGCCGGCGGAGCGCTTACCGCCCACATTGACGAAATCAGTCAGCCTGTTGCACATCTGCGGCCATTGTCTGGCCTGGGCATGCTTCCAGATCGTGGTCCTCTGCTTGCGTCCGTTTTTATCGGTGAACCACATCAGCCCGGTGCAGCCCAGATTCAGGGCCGCATCCGTCATAGCCTCAAAGGTGAGTTGCGGCATGTCGGCACCATGGAAATTGTTATTGATGCAGTTCTCCGCCCGTTGCAGATCGTTGATCCAGCGCCGCGCTATTTCCTGGTTGCTGTATTCGCGGTTTTCCACGCCGCCCGTGGAGCCAATGCCAACCGTCAACACCCCCGCCGTGCAGTAATAAGGCGTGCTGCGGCAGTCTTCCCAACCTGCAATTTTCTGCTGCCCTTCTTTCGATGTTCTGACGCTCCCGGGCGCCAGCGAAATGCCCAGAGCCACTATCACCGCAATCGAACATTTTTTGATGATGTTCTTCATGCAGGTTTGTCTCCGTGCAGTTGCTCCAGCAACTGCCGCTCGCGGTCCGACAGGTTGCGGGTTTGCGCCTGGCGGAGAATCTGCTCGATCAAATCGTTACGGCGCTGGCTGGCCTGCTCAATGCGGCGGCGGTGAATCGCCAGCCGGACGGCGGAAACAATCCCCAGAAGAAGGCCAGCCAGCGCCAGTTTTTCGCTGACGGTCATGACGCCCACGCCGGTCACCAGGGCGGATGTTGCAAACGCAAAATATTCGTTAATACGATCCAGAGTCATTCCCATAACTGGACGGTTACCCGTTCCACCTCGCTGGTTATCTCGGGCATTTCGATCTCCTGCCCGGCATTCAAAAATATCTGGTTGCTCAGTCCCGGATTGGCTTCGAGCACCTTCTCCGTGACACCTGCGGTTTTGCCGTAATGACGCCAGCAAAGCTGATCAACCGTGTCGTTTTGCAGCGCCCTGACTTTCATCAGAACAGCTCCGCATAGATCCGGGCTTCTTCCCGAATGTCAGCGATACTCCAGCGCCCGTCCCGCCAGAGATCATCTATTTGCCTGTCCAGGGCTTCGGCGTTTTTGTCACCTTTTGGCGTGGTGCCAACATCCCTGTAACCCTCCAGAACACTGGCGCGCGTGAAGGAGTAGACCGCACGCCGGAAGCGGTAAACTTTTGCGCTTTCGCCGTTAATCTGCTCGACAGGTTCACCGACAGAAGTCAGCAGCACAGAGGCCAGAGATTCCGCACCTTCCGCTTCCCTTTGCTTGCGCCAGTCCTTCAATTGATCCGCGACATGCAGCGCGGCCTCCGTTGCCATATGCATTAATCGGGATGTTGTAATGTCACCGGCGATGCGGGCAGCCAGGCGCAGATCGTGGAGTTTTACCGTCGGCCAGAAAGTGCCGATGGCAATCTGTGCGCCGCCGTCGTCCACGTCTGTCACATCACTTTCAGCAGGTCTGACGGGGCGCTGTGCGATAAAACTCATCGTCGTTTCTCCGGTAGGTCAGGCGGTGGGCGTCCGGTAAAAAGACCGCATTACGGGCAGATCGCCGGGCGCGCCGCCTGTGGCGCGGGGCCAGTTCATTACGCTCAGGCGTTTACTTTGTGGCGGTTTTCGTTGTCTTTTTTGCCGCCGTTTTGCGGGTGGCTTTTTGAGTGCCGGCCGCCGTTTTCGTCTGCTTGCGCGTTCGTGTTGCTTTTTCTGTTGCGGGTGTTTCGGTTGCTGCTGTATCGCTGGATGAAGTCTCATCTTCCGCATCACCACTTGCCGCGCTGGTCTGCGGCGCCTTTTTCAAAGCGCTGACCAGAGAAGCGATCTCCCGTTTCACACCGGCACCCGGGTTCAGGTTCATGGCTTCCCGGAAGAGTTTCAGCGCTTCGCCTTTGGTTTCCGCGTCTTCCGTGTCGCGACGGCAAAACGCCCTCACCTTGCACAGCTTCGCGCGGACCTCATCCGGCATATCACTGTCAGCCACAATTTCGGCCAGCTCGTCCAGCATGGGGATATAGCCTGACAAATCGGCTCCGGCGTCCGTGGTGGCGAGGTTCAGAATGGGATTGCAGATTTCCTCGGCCAGTACCGTGGGTGCCGGGCGGCGATAGTTGTCATCCGGCATGCTCAGGCCATGCTTAACGACATAGCGCCCGATACGCAGCGCCAGCGCATAGTCGGAGCAGTCCACCGCCCACACCATCAGCGTGGTGATGACCGGATCCGCGCGCCCGCTGTCGCCCTCGATCGTGCCGTCAATCCATCCCTGAAACTCAGGAAGGATGCTGGCCTTTACAGCGGCCTTCGCCTGGCGGGACTGGATTTGGCTTAGCGAAGATTTATGCATATGCAGGCGAAAGAGGATCTGCTCATGCGCGGTGCGCGTCTCCGCGTCACGCTCATCACTGATGCCCCGCCTCTCTGCCATGACCTTCTGAAAGTGTCTTTGTGCCGGTGTCAGCATGGGTTCATTCTCCTGGGCGGGCTTGCTGCCCGCCATGTGATGGGGATTATCAGGCGAATGTCACGCCGTCGATCATGGCAATCATGCCGTACTCTTCAATGACATAGTCATCATTGCTGGACTGGTAAGTCGCCACGCGGTTGTAGTGCGGCTCTTCCCGGATAGAGCGACGCAGGGAGCCTTTCTGGTAGTACACAGAGAGGTTTTTCAGGTTGGTGATGAGCACGACATCTTCAGGAATGCCCGGGACAAAGACCGTCGGCAGGCCGCCGATCTTTTCCTGGCTGACAATGAGCTGCGCGGCCAGTAGTTCGGTATTCGGATTGGTCTGGCTGAGCGCGTTCACTTTCGGCAGGTTCACTTTCAGCAGCAGATCGGACGAGAGCACAGTCACCAGACCGGGAGCGCGGCGGAACCAGGGATCCATAAGGCTGTGGCGTGCATCGAGCACGGCGGCATCAATATTGCCGTAGGTGCCTGACGCAATTACCGCGTTATTCTCATCACGGGAAGTCAGCGTGATACCTGGCATAATGCGCTGCGGCGCCTCATTGCGGATCTTTTGCAGCCAGCCAACGCCGCAATCCTGCAATAACGGATAGGTCGTGCGGTCGGAGTTTTCAGAGTAATGCGTGCCATTAAAGCCAATCATCTGGCGATCCAGCCCCAGCTGACGGGCCATCGCATTACTGATTAATGACTGAAATTCAGGGTGACCGGCCCACGCGTCCAGCTCCGCATACGAAAGCGCATAGTCATAGTTGGTTTTGCGGCAGTGGTAGTTCTGCGGCTCTTTGTTATGGTTCGGTGCAGGGTTACGGCGGTTGGTGCCGTCCGAGCTGTTATTGGTGCTCGCCATCGGTCCCTTACTGCCAATTTTTACTTTCTGCCCTTCCTGCTCTTTAACCCCAAAGTGGTTAACCAGCTTCATGAAGTCATCCGACTCCATGGCGGCCTGTTCCAGTTTTTGCTGGATAGTCGGATCGACGCTGAAACGATTGGCAACGGCTGAGGGTGAGACACCGTTCAGATGTGCCTGGCGCACAATGTACTTATCAAATAGTTCGCGGGTCTGGTTTTCCATGGTTACCTCTTAGAAGTCTGCAAGCTGCGCGCTGCTGTTGCCGGTTGCCGCCGGTCGTGCGCTGTAATTTTCTGCGGGCTGGAGCTGAAGCTGACCGCGCAGCTCGTTAAGTTCGCTGGTCAGTTGCTGAATGGTGGCTTTATCCTGTTGGCAGTCCTGTTCCAGGGCACTGAACCGGTCAATCTGGTCTGCCTGAGATTGAGCAACGGCTTCAACAACCTGATGCAACTGACTGAACCGTTGATCGTCGGTTTTCTGGCCTTTACCAAGGATGCCCATCACGCGGTTGAACCAGTTGACGCCCTCCTCGCTGCGATGAGCGGCCAGTTCGATCACTTCAGCTTCAAGCGCATCAGAGAACAGCGGCGCCTCGATCTGCTGGTTATTGAAGGCCATCACCTGCGCGCGCTGCTGCGCGGCAAATTTAAGGCGCTCAGTCCCCAGACTTGCCGGGGTGTCCGTCATCGCCAGGCCGACCACATACGCCTTACCGTTAAGGGCAAACTGCGGATGCAGCTCAATACTGGAATAGATTTTTTTTCCTTCATCGGTGAGCTGCTTCATTCGTGCCGAAGCGTCGATCTCGGCATAGAGCGCCGTACGACCGGCCAGCGGCCCTTCGGTGATATCCTCCGCGCTTAAAGCAACAACATCCCCCATGGCGCCAAAATTGCTGTCAGGAAGCATGGAGAGATAGTGCTCCACGTTCACGCGGGCGCCGTAAACGGCCGGGTTGTAGCTCGCCGCCGCATCGCGGAGGTGCTGCGGCTGGATCTCGCGCCCGTCAACGGTGGCGCCGGAAACCGCAACGCGAAACTTTTTGCGGGCGGGTTTAGTCGTGCTGGCCATGTCGTTTTATCCTGTTGATTTATGTCAGTCGCTGCATCATCGCAGAGCCTGAAAGCCCGGCGCCACGCGGTTTTGTTGTCGGAGAACGGCCAGACCTGAAAGCCCGAGCCGCGGGGATCGCGCGCAGGTAATCTCCCTGCTCAAAAGGGGGAAGTGATGATTCAGGATGCGTTTATTCGATTAAGGGCAAAACAGCTCTACTGGCAGGGTTACCCGCCCGCCGAAATTTCGCGACTCATGGGCATCAACTCAAACACGGTTTATTCGTGGAAAAAGCGCGACGCATGGGATGACACAACGCCCATCAAACGGGTGACGCAATCCATTGACACCCGTCTCTGCCAGCTGAGCGCGAAAGACAATAAAACCAGTGGCGATTTCAAAGAGATTGACCTGTTAACCCGGCAGTTGAAAAAGCTAGATATCGGGCAGGCTTCCACTATCACCGGCGTAAAAAAAACCAGTCGTCGCAAGAAGAAAAATCACTTCTCCGAGGAGCAGATCGAGGCGTTGCGCTTAAAAATTCTCGACTCTCTCGCATGGCACCAGCGCGGCTGGTACGAACAACGAGATCAGCGTAACCGGATGATCCTCAAATCGCGGCAGATCGGGGCAACCTGGTACTTTGCCCGCGAGGCATTACTGGGCGCACTGAGAACGGACGTTAAGCACGACTATCAGCGCAACCAAATTTTTCTGTCGGCGTCCCGCAAGCAGGCGCTCCAGTTCCGCAACTTCATCCGTAAAGCGGCTGAAGAGGTGGACGTCGAACTTAAAGGCGGTGAGCAAATCACGTTGTCAAACGGCGCGGAGCTGCATTTTCTCGGGACGTCGGCGGCGACGGCGCAGTCGTACACCGGCCACCTGCGATTTGATGAGTTTTTCTGGACAGGAAACTTTATCAACCTGCGCAAAGTTGCCGGCGCCATGGCAACGCTCAAAGGCTTAACACGCACGTACTTCTCCACGCCATCCAGCGAAAGCCATGAAGCCTATCAGTTCTGGACCGGCGATCGATGGAATGCGAAACGGCCTAAAGCGCAGCGCGTTGACTTTGACGTTTCATGGAAGAAAACCCATAGCGGCGTGCTTTACCCGGATAAAACGTGGCGGCAGATCGTCACTATTCAGGACGCTATCAATAACGGCTGGGACTACACCGACATTGATGAAATCCGGGACGAAAACAGCCCTGATGAATTTGAAAACCTGTACATGTGCGAGTTCGTCAAAGACGGCGAAAGCGCGTTCAATCTTAGCCAGTTACTGGGGTGCGGCGCTGACGGGTATGACGACTGGCCCGACTGGAAACCGTTCGCCAGTCGCCCTATGGGGCAACGTGAGGTGTGGCTGGGCTACGACGCCAACGGCGGCAGCGGCAATGGTGATGCCGGTGCTCTGTCCGTGACGGTCCCTCCCCTTGTGGCCGGCGGCCGGTTTCGCACGGTTGAATTAAAGCAACTGCGAGGGCTTGAGTTTGAACAGCAGGCGGCGGTCATCAAAGAGGCTGCCGAGCGCTACAACGTCACTCACATCGCCATTGACGGTCAAGGCGTCGGGGAGGCGGTCTGGCAGATTGTTAAAAACTGGTTCCCGGCGGCTATTTGCTACCAGATGAGCCTCTCTTCCAAGCGCGCCCTTGTCCTCAAAATGTTGCAGGTCATACGCGCCGGCCGCTGGGAATATGACCGCAGCGAGCAGGGTCTGGTCAGAGCCTTCAACGCTGTTCGCAAAGTAGTTACACCCGGCGGTTTCATCACTTACGAAACGGACCGATCGCGCGGCGTAAGCCATGGTGATATGGCGTGGGCAACCATGCTTTCGATTATTAATGAACCGTTGGGCCAGGAAAGTGGCGGCGGTGGTTTCGCAATGGGATGGTAACTTTGAAAAAGAAATACGGTAAAAAGCCGATAGCCAGCACCGCCGGCCCTGACATTGTGGAGTCACTGAAGGCCGATCCCGCGTTGACAGCGTTCAGCTTTGACGGCCCTTATCCCGTGCGGGATATGGCCGATTTGCTGGACAATCTCTATTGCATGGACAACGGGCGATACTATGAGACGCCAGTAGACTTTTACGGACTGGCTAAAGCTCCGCGTCAGAGCGCCTGGCATGAGTCGGCGTTGTATTTCAAACGTAATGTGCTCACCGGCTGTTTTATCCCGCACAAACTGCTCAATCGCCAGACCTTTTCCGCGTTTGCGCTGGACTGGTTCACGTTTGGCAATGCCTATCTCGAATTGCCGCGTAATCGCCTAGGCGGCCCACTCCCCTTCAAACACTCTCTTGCGAAGTACACCCGGCGTGGGAGCACAGATCTCGATCAATACTGGTTTATCCGTCGCTGGAAAGAAGAGCACACGTTCAAATCAGGAACGGTTTGTCACGTTCTCAACCCTGATATTAATCAGGAGGTCTACGGTATGCCGGAATATATGGCAGCACTGCTGGCCGCCAGCCTGGCCCACTCCGCTGACATGTTCCGTAAGCTGTACTACGACAACGGATCGCATGCTGGATGCATTGTCTATATTGGCGCCGGACAGGTTGACGATAAAAGCATGAAGGCAGTCAAAGAGACGTTGACCGGTGCGCGCGGTAAAGGCGCATTTAAAAACCTGCTGCTGCATGCGCCAGGCGGCGGCAAAGACGGCGTGCAAATCCTCCCCTTCCAGCAGATCACGGCGAAAGATGAGTTTATCAACATTAAGAACGCCACACGTGACGACATACTCGCAGCGCACCGTATCCCGCCGCAGCTGATGGGCGCCATGCCAGAGGGAAACGGATCATTTGGGGATATCGAGAAAGCCGCCCGGGTGTACGCTATCAACGAACTGACACCCGTGATGGAGGCGCTGAAGGTGGTGAACGAGTGGATCGGAGAAGAAGTGATCCGCTTTAATCCTTACACGTTGCTTACCCCTGAGAAATAACCGCAAGAAAATTCAGTTTATTTAAACAATATCAGAGACTTATAACAGGCCAGCGTTTTCGCTGGCCTCATCTTTTCTGCTGAAAAAATCCCGCATCAGCGCCCCTCTGCGCGTCGCTGCTTTTTCCCTGCAGAAGGCGTACCTCCAACCAAAACTTCCGCTCACCATGACGCAGAAATTGTGAAAGTGCGTATTCTGCCGCCTTCCCTACACTGCCCCGTTTGCGGGGGCTTGCCCCCCGTCACCTGCGCGCAGCGATTCTGACGTTTCTTGCGCATAAACTAAATCGACTTCACAGTATTACCCTCATGGGCTTATAGGGAATGAAACACATCATAAATGTCGTGCAATAATGTTCACTATTTTGCATTTACTGTTAGAAAATGCTCTTCAGACAACATATCATCGGTCGATATATATGACCGTAATCCGAACATAGTAAGATCTTGTGATTTCCATACCATACATGAGTGCTTAAGGAATTTTTTTGCTGAATTGACTAAAAGACCGTAGATTTCTCAACTGAAGACTAATTGGTTAATTTGCAGTCAAATTATGCAAAAAAATATACTGTAAGGTGTAAGGATGTCAACACAATTCAGTCAATTGCTGACATCCTAATATAAAGCAAGGAATGACAGTTCAGCTTGATTATAATTTTAATAATTTTAGCCTTTCAAATCTTCGAAGAAGAGATTGTAATTTTTGGATTTCTTTTTTTAATTCATCTATGTTCATTTCATCTGACCTCAGAATATCCTCCTGTTTCTGCAACAACAATTTCAAAACTCTCTCTGCTTTATCTTTTACTACCCTTCTCTTCCTAAGATAAACTCTGTTTGTACGGTTTAATAGCATCTTCCGTATCATATAATCACCGGGCCCATTATTATCAATTGATATAACAAAACCATTTTCATCTACTTTTATATATTTACTAATATCTTCTTTGAAACGATCTATATATCCTAACCTAGATATATATGTTGCACCATCAATAGTATCCTGACAACCTCTCCAATCGTTCGTTTTCAATACATTGCACTTTTGGCAAGAAAGATGCAAATTGAATGGATGCACTTTCAATACACCATTAAACTTATCTAAAAAAACATCCATGGGCCTAAAGTGATCTAATGAAAAATGTTCACCGCCACATTCATCAACATGAGCGTCACAATATACACATCTAAACTGGCAGTCTTTACTAATATTAATGTAATTTTTTTCACAATTATAAGTAGCATAAAACTCACCCTCTACCTTATAGTAGATAGCTATATCCTGTCTGACTAGCGAAGGATAATAAAAACTATTTATCATCATCCCCCCTTAACTCTAAATATATGGCATCCAATTCATTCGATGCAATATTTAACTCATCAAGAGATGCCTCACTGATAATACCCTCACTTGTAGTGTTTTTTACTCTTGATAAATCTAAAGCTTTAAATTCCTCTAACTCATTATCTGATAGAGTGGAAAAGATTGATTTTTCAAGCAAAAAATCAAATCTTTTTGCTTGTTGAGACTTTATATCTTTATAAGTATTAATATGTCTTAAAAATCTCTTTGTCAGATTATTTTCATCGTCACTCAGTTCCCAGTCGTTCTTATCAATAACGAACTCTATATTCCCAAGGTATTTCTCAATCTCATCTGAAAAACTAGTAAGAATATAAATTGGAATTTTTGAATCAAACATTCTAATTCGCTCAACCAATTCAACTCCTGTATAAGATGCCACTCCGGAATGTTTCAGTTTTTCATCAATAAAATAAGTCACCTTATCAGGAATATCATTCAAAACTTGAATCATGCTTTCCAGAGAGGGCTCAACATCCAAGCACAAGATTTTAAAATCATCTGAAAACATGATACTCATAGCTAATTGATACGTTTCTCTCACATCGCTGTCATCGTCAATGAAAATTATTGTATTCATTTATTTATCCTGTAAAACTTCAATATAAAAACCTGCCCCACCTAATTCTGAATATTGTTGGGCTGTTATTGTTCCAGATGGCATATGCTCTTCAACCTGTGTTTTGATTATTGACAATCCCATTCCGGTTCCAATCGAATTACCTTTGCTATCAGTCCTACGACTATACATCGGTAGAAATATAGTATTTTCTTGGCCAGCTTCTAAACCACAGCCCGAATCCATAAATGCCAACCTTAATCTAGTACCACCAACCCGCTCAAAAATAACCTTAATTTTCCTATCTTCTTTTTTAATGTCCTCTAATGCCCATGTAGAGTTAGTTATAAGATTGATTGCTATACTCTCCCAATCAATTTCAAATGAGCGTACATTGAAATCTTCTTCTGCTATTTTAGAAAACTCAAATTCATATTGGATTTCCATTTTAGAAAAAGTTGCAGCCATCATCTCAAAAACATATTTGAAAATTTTAGGGACGTTAACTTTAGAACGAGTACGTTTATCAGGGTTTATATTATTGATGGCTAGCTTAGAAAAAGTATCAACGTATTGAGCTCCAGTAATCATGAGGTCAGTTACTCGGATTAATTGACCATAATCAATCCCCCCGCCAGTAGTCATTGCACGTTGAATTAGGAGTTTCAATAACTTAGAGTTTGTTAAAGCTAATGCTGAATGTGTGCGAATCTCATGCCCAAAACTCACAGTTAACACACCAAGAGAGGCGAGATTTGAAAGTGTATCCTTTTCACCCTCTAACTTTTTGCGTTCTTTTTCAAGATATAAATAATAATCATCGAGAGCTTTTTGATGAGAAGCTTTAGCTCTCTCTAATTCCCGCAATTTTTGATTTAAGACTTGAGCTGGTGGAGTCTTTTTACCTTTTCTTTTATTTTTTTTGGAAAATATTTTTATTCCTTCTATTGCTCCTTTTAATTCAGAATCTTTCTCTTTAATTATCCGCTCTAATTCTGCCGCCAAGTCCGTATCTTCATCTGCCTGAGCTTCTTTTGTTGCAAGCACTTCAAATGCGGCGATTACTTTTAATATGAAATTACGAAGTTGCAAATAAGCTTCGTTTTCAACGATACCTTCTCTATTAGCTTGGTCGTTAAGAATAGCATTCGTAGTTTTCGAAATACTTACTGCACCAATTATTTGATTAGGAGCAATTCTCCAACCACCTTGTTTTATTCCACCAGGACTGGAAGCTTTTCGGTAGCCCAGATCTAGCCAATCTCCTTTTCCAGTAGGTTCACCATATGGACGCACACGAAAATCATCACGATAAATCCTAACGCCTCGGTTCAGCTCCATGAACTTTGACCAATTTCTTGCTGACATATCTATCTTCGAAAGAAACTCTTTTTTTCTGACCATATAATGGAATTCAAATTTCAATGGTCCAAATAAGGGTTTATCACCTTGCTTCGATATCCAATGTTTCCAAGGTGTAGGCACTTGCTCTATTAGTTCCCCTGTCGAGTTATTTTTAAAAGAAAGTTTAACTTTATTACTTGTATCTATTATTGCCTTCACTTCCCAACTAGCGGCCTTAAGTAATTCTTGAGTGTCAACAATTTCTCTAGAGAATACGACATTATTTATTGTTCTATGTATGGTAATAGAAAAATCATTAACCGACCGATATGGTGATATTAAAAGTCTTAACTCTTGTTTTAAGTCTTCAATAAAATCAGTTCGCCAGCAATCTTTAAGTCCAATCAATACCATGTAAGTACCAGAATCATCTACCGAAGAGAATATATCGCCGTATTTGCATGATAGAGGCAAATCCTGTTCGTAAATATCATGCTGGATTTCGGAAATAGAAACATTTGTTTCCTCATATTTCCTCCAGTCAACAATCAATTGAATAACAGAGTTACTTCCTTTTTTCTTCGTATATAAAACAACTTTTTTACTAAGTCGATCTAAACCAAGGCGCCCTAAGCCTTTTGCACCTGTTAAAACTCGTTTCTTGTTTATCGACAGCTCAACACCGTTCTTAAAGTCAGTGCCAATTTTTAACCAATGGTCATAAATTGTATCAGCATCCATGCCATTTCCATCATCCCTAATAACCATAGTAGAAAGAGCAGGTGATTCTCTTAAATAAAATTCTACATGTACACTTTCAGCATCTGCATCGTATCCATTTTTGATGAGTTCGGATACCGCAACGGTTGAGCTTGAGATGCTTTCCCGTCCCAGTTGCATTGGAACTCGAGCTGAAAGATCGAATGGTTTTTTGCCTAAGTATCTACGTGCCATATTTTATATACCTTCAACAAATGGAATGTCTTTAATTACACCAACTGTTAAATGACGTAACCTTATTCGTTCATTCAAAAAATCATTCGTTTGTTGGCTTTGCAGAACTCGCATAAGTTTTTTACACGTATTCACTTTACCATCCTTAGGAGTTACTACGATCATATGATTTTCTATAGCCACAGGCTCATTCAAGTTTATGAATGTTGCTGATGCTCTACTGCGGTCAGATGGGCTGGATGTTCTTTTAATAACAACGAAAGGTGGCTGTAACACCGTTCCTGAAAATCTTCTTCGCTCTACCGCTGATTTTACAACACCCCATTTGGGACAATTTTTAGGATAAAAATATGCGTATTCGTTTCCCTCTTCGGGATCACGATAGGCAACTAATGGGCCAGTTCTCACATTGAAGTAATCAGCAATAGAGGTCTGTTTATTTGTTGCGCTATGCCATAGTATCTCATGCTGGTTACGTTGATTAATACCTGATAGCAGGAAAACATCGACGTCAGTTTTACTGTTAAATCTTCCCCAAATTTTAACATTCGCACACATTGACTCGGAAACAAACTGTCTGAATTCGTAATATCTACTACCAGACCGAAGAACATCTGGTAATATAGCGCTAATAAGACAGTTTTCTGGTAATAACCTCAGATATTTATCAACTATAATACCTGCAGCATTTACATGCCCTTCCTTCCAATAATTTTCTTTGGGAGAAGGTAAGATTGTAAATGGAGGATTCATGACAACATGTGTGACATCTTTTACTTCCTCTGCATTTATTGTCAAAGCATCCTTCACATAAATATGTGGAAGTAACTTAAAAGCCTCTTCCAATTCACAATTTTTTTCAACGCCTCTATTTAAGGCCTCAATAACAATGCGAATTTTTGCTGCTTCAATGAAGTGTTGATGAATATCAAACCCTCGAAGCACATTACCCCACTCTTTCAAGGTTTCGGATAAAGTTGCCTCTACACCTAACGTCCTAGACGCTTCAATAAGTAAGTTACCGGCACCACAGGTTGGATCCAAAACAATTGATCTCATTGTAATGGGCTTAGCGAAAGATGATATTGCTTCTGATGATAAAGCTTGCCCAGTAAAGAAACTTCCAGCCTCACGCATTTCATCAATAGAAAGCAATTTTCTAAGGACTGTATCTATATCATCCAGATCAACTGAATTTCTCAACTGTTCTTTATCTGAAGAACGTAGAAATTCGCGCATTGCAACATTGTGTGAGATTAAGGTATTCATAGTGACTTTCTGCAGATATTTCCTTCATGATATCATGTAAAAAAATTTTTTTCCACAAACATTTTAAACGTAACTTATTGATAATAAAAATCTTTGTGTAAAATTCTTGAATAAGGTTCTGCAGAAAAATTTTGATAAATTTAAGTACAGTTCTTAAGTATATCTTTCATGCCACACCGTAAAGTGAATGATTGCGGCGAATCTGGCTCTAAATGAACTAATCCCCTTTCCTTCTAACCACGCAAAGTAGGCTCTGCCTTCTCTCCCGGTATTCGGCTGATGCGGAGAAGTAGTTCGCAGCCCGATGTTCTGCCTCAATTAGCAACTGTTCTCGCCAACGTTGTTCTGCTTCTTTAGGATTTAGGTTCTTTTTTTTAGCCGCTACGACTTTTGGCCCCCAAAACAGTGCGCTTTCATCGTTTATTGACGTCCGCATACTCCCTGCAGTCCGTGCAAACGATTCTTCTGAACTTTCTCGGGTAAAATTTTTAAGTCTGCAGGTGATTTCTTGCCTTTGCTGACGTGAATACCATCTCAAATCTTCGATGTTCACTGGAACTTCTGTCCTTTCCAGCGATGTTTTTTCGTCCGTTTCGACGCTTACAGTACAGTTATTGACAGAACTCCAAGGGGCCGCGTCGCGGCCCTCTAAAGTCAAATTCTCGACCGGCGATGGCTTACGCTTCGGTACGATTTTGTAATCGTTGGTGCGGGTATAAATGACCGATTCACTGATCGTAAAAGGACAATAGACGCCGCTGATTTTGGCGACTGTGTCACCATAATCATTGCCGTTTTCGGTGTATTCATAATTGAGACGAACACGCAAACAATCGCGAGTTACAAACGGACCGCCCTGGGCGTTGACGTATCCCGGCCAGTCGGGCGCATCAGCGGCAGCACGGGCAGCTTCAAGCTCCGGGTGCAAGACAAGCTCACGACTTCCCAGGCGCCTTAGCTCGCGCCATGTGGATACAGGCGCACCGCCAATCTGTTGAAACTGGCGAATACTCCAGCGTGAAGCCCACGCCCGCACGCGCTTTGCCATCTCTTTAACGGGTTTGCCTGACTCGTGATCAAACTCGCCATCCATTCCATAACCGTCGATATTTTTTGAGATGTACTTTGCGATGTATCCCGTTGCCGACCCAAACTCTTCATCAATTGGTTTGGCAGTAAAACGATACTGAGCCGCGCCGGGTTCGCTTCCATCCACCTGGAGGGCGTACTCATGAAAAATTTCAGTGGCAAGCTCCACCTCTTCCGGGCGGAGAAATAACAGCAGGTGCCAGTGCGGCGTTCCGTCGTGATGTGGTTCGGCTACACGGAAACCAAATGTGCGGATGCCTTCCCTTCCCCATTTGGCGCGTACACGTGACCAGACGTTGCAAAGGTACTTTTGAGTTTTGCGTGGGCTGGCATTGCAGTATTTATCGTTGCGCTTGCCGGAATGCACATGTGTGGCGTGATAACGTGACGGTGCGGTCAACGTGTAGAACATGCCAACCAGTCCCATCTCGTTAGCCATATCCTCAAAACCGCGCATGCGCACCATCAATTCATGACGGGCGATCTTCGGGTTGGAAACGCTGCCCATGACCTTATCGAGCAAGGAGGTACGCTCGCCAGTGTCCTGGTCTTCCAGCTCCATCGCCTGAAGGTATTCAAAGTTGGCTTTTTTTTGAGCTACCCACTCCCTGAGGCAAGGTTCAGAGCAGTAAGGGGATGCAACTTTGCTGACGTAGCTAGTGGCGATCATGAGGTGCTCACGCCAGCGGTCATGAATTTTGCGGAGCTTACTTAGCCACCACTTTTCCTTTTGAAGTCTGGCAAAAACACGCAATGCATCTTCTGCTGTCAGTACTTCATCGCAATATTGTTTCCAGCCAGGGATCGCAATGTTGAGTGAGATCGCTTTACTGGCAATGGCGCCGTAAGCGTAGATCGTGGAAAACTCCACATCTGCCGTTTTCTCGTACCGAAAATCAAACTCGCGCATAAACTCGCTTTTCATCAGATTGGCGAGCCTATAGGCCAGTCGTTTCAGGCGTTTTTTATCTGCCCAAGGCAGCAGATGAAAATCATCACGTAGCGGAAAGAGAATTGCAGGCAGATTACTTTGTGGCAGATACTGTGCGTTTACCGCATCAACGCGACGCAATACGTGGCGCTCAAACGTGTTGAATAACCAGCGTACAGCCTCTTTCGGATCCCTGCGCTCCAGAGTTTCCAGGTGCGTTGAAAAACGCTTGCGGATAAATGCCGGGAGAGCCTGGACGCGGCGACGCAAGTGACGGGCGAGCCTTGCTCGTTCAAATGCCCTGCGCGCCTCGCCATCGCGAGGTCGCAACGGTACCCGATAAACAACATCAACAAGATCGCTATAGGCGAGCGCCTTACGCTCGCCTTTGGGGGTGAGATACTCAATTGAGCTTTCTTCGGAGTCGTTGGGGTTAATTGCTTGCCTCGGGGCGCTCCAGCTCCATGCTAAAACGGTCATTAGCGCACCTCATCACCTACAGAGATCGCATTTGCCTTTATTTCGGAATCGCAAATAATGACCTTTGCGCCAATATGTCCGCAGCAGATCACATCCACGTAAACAAGCCAGTAAAGACCATTTGAGCTACGTTCAATTTTTTTTACGCGGTACACGTTAGGGTGAATAATCATTCGCATACCCCGGCATAAACGCTGCTGCATACAGTCTTATCGTTGGCGGCCGCCAGTAGATCAAACTGCACTCCGCCACGCGTGGTTAAAGCCCAGTCGCGATAAGACTCAATTCCATAAGCATCAACGGTGACAACTTCAATTCGCTTTTCAGCTCGGCGCGGGTCATGCGTGGATGGGAAGAACGTCGAATTGCCACGGCGTGAACATTCCGCTACGAGTCTTTCCCATTCAGCTACTCGGCGGACCTCTTCAGGCCAGCGCTGGAATATCTCCGCCAGTTCAGACTTACGGGCGTGAATGCAAGGCATGCAGCCGACGCGGCTACAGCCTTGCAGGTAAAGCGGGTTAGGCTTGATGCCATGACGCCGGGCAAGGGCGAACACATCTTCATGCAACCAATTAAGGATCGGGCGATATACATGCAAACCCGGTGTGTTATCTGCGTCTTCCTCCCAGACAGGCAGCAAAGCACGTTCCGGTGATTCCTGCGCTCTGACACCCTGCCAGCTGACTACCTCGTCATATTCATTTAAGGCAGGAACAATAATCTGTGTTCTTATTGGCTCATGTTTCAGCTCAAACGTGCAGAAGCGCACCTTTGTTGAAGGGAACCGGCCTTTCCACATGCACAAATCAAGAAATGGGATACCGGTTGGGTTAAGAATCTCCAGCGCGCGATGAATGCGTTCTGCGGCCTCATCTGGCGACATTCCGCACTCCTGAACCAAAGAGACAGGCCACTTTTCAGCAATGAATTTTCGTTTGCCTTCTATACGCCTGGTGAAATCAGCCTTAACGCGAATAACCTTACCTAGCTTTGATTCCAGGTAATCGAGGTATTCCATCGTTTGAGGGTGCTCATGGCCCGTATCAGCAAAGACGGAAATATGTGGAACATCGTTTTCAATGGCCCGGAGCCACTGCGCGAGGCTATCCTTTCCACCTGAAATACTGATTGTGTTAATAGTACTGGAAGCAAAGCAGCGCGGATCAATAGCTGTCATTGGCCTCATGATTTCTATCTCCGGAAATGTACAGTCATGGCTTTCACCTTTAGCGACATCCTGTAAGCAGCTGATAGATGCGAATGCATAGCAGTCCTTACAGTGATTCAATGTGAGGAGAAGTCAGGCGCTGCCAGATTTCGCAAACTTGCTCAGCCTGATAAACGGCATCGGTTAAAGCGTTGTGTGCAACCGTGCGTCGCGGGTGGGGAACGTAGCCGATGGTACCGGCAATGGTCAGCAGAGAACGGAAACAGCATTCATTCCAGAAATTCCACGGCAGCATAGGAACGCCTTCGAGCGATGAGCGTTCAAAAGCAGATTTGAGGATCGGAAAATCAAACGAACCGCCCTCGCACCAGACCTTCAGATTCTTTTTCGTGGTTTCAGGGAAAGCGCCTTCAATGAATTTGGCGAAATCCAACATCACCTCAATTTCATGCGACTTCGCGCCTACCAGCTCGCTGATAGGTTCTTTATCCTGCCTGAGCCACCACATCACCGTGTCGGCGGAGATGTGAGCGCCGCGATTCTGCGAGGTGCGCGGATCAATGGTCTGATAGAACGAGGGGCCGATTTTTCCGGTTGACGGTTCGAAGAAGGCCGCGCCAATCGCGCAAATTACCGCATTCGGCTGGGTGCTGAGCGTTTCAATATCAATCATTAAATGGTTCATTGTTTGCTTTCCTCAGTGATGGTTAATTCGCGGGCGTTGGCCCACTGTTCGATTGATGAATAAATCTCTTCCGGGGTGGCGCTTTCCTTTTTCAGCTGGCCGACAAAAATACGCAGCAGGCCCAGCAGGTGAGCGCGCTCGCGTTTCCGTGCGTTGGTGCTTATTTCCACAAACTCTGGATCGCTAATTCCGCCATCCAGTTTTATTGACGTGATCGACATGCGACCTCCTGAAAAAGGCAAAACGAATCCCCGGCAAAGTGAATTCCGTTATTTTTAAATCGGGTTAATTAATTGTTTGGACGCGGTTTTCTTTTAATCTGCTTAAATATCCTTTCATGCCAGTAATACATGAAATCAATAAAGGTCATTCGCGCGCGATCGTGGTTACCGCGAATGGCTTTTTCGAGCCCGTAAATTATTAAATCTTTAGACGGGCTATTTGAACTAATGGTGATACGAGCACCATTTTTTAGATGTACAGTGAACCCCTGCTCGGCACTTTCCACTGCTTCTCGAATCAGCATTTCCTGTTCCCAAGATGTTTTTTCTTCGGTGAACATGACGTACTCCGATGATCAGTTAAAGCGAGGGGGCTCCAGCCGCCAGGAGGCTCTAGCTCCCAGTTTTAGGTGTTCCAAGATCTCCGGGGTAACTTCTACGGTTACCGCCTGCGGCTGAACAAACTTCATAGCCTTCTTCAGTTGCTCTGCGTCCAGAGATAGCAGGTCGTATGGTTTAGGGATATCACCATCGGTCACGGAAATAATGATGTTGCGGAGTTCTTCAAGAGTGCATTCATCATTCTCGCCTTGAAGCATTGCGAAATGATAAAGGTGGGATACGCCGTGGCGTAAAAGCTGGAGAGAGTAATCATGATTCCATTCCAGAAACTCTTTATTGAAATGGAAGCATTGTAAAAGCGAGTTAATTTTGTCTGCATATTCGAGTTTCATTTTCGCCCCCAGAGATTAAAAAGCAATAAACCGCTTTTTACTCATGATTCTGTCAATCGTTCGGCATGCTTCTGATAAAGCAAAGTCAATGCCGTAATAATGGCCTGTGTGCGTAATTTGATAGCGCTGGCGGTTGTACGGTTTTTTGCGTGGGAGTTTCAGAATAGTAAAACCACAGTAGAGGCTGGTTTTGCTATTGAGCTGTGATACTGATCCGCGGCTACCGTTCTTCATGTTTCCTCCCCTGAAACCGGCTATCGACCTGGCTCACCGAGACCAAGCCACATCAACCACCCTTCCCTGATCTCCTTTGAACGACTTTCGTAGGCCAGTTTCATGCCGTTGTTCCAGGCTGGAAGGTAAACCCAGTACTCGCCCGCACGGCCAGAAGTAGACTGGGGATCGGTCATCTCGATTACAGGAAGCTTCCCTTTCTCGATCATTCCTCTTACGGCTGCCGGAGTTTTACCAATAATTTTCGCAAACTCCTGATACGGGATGGCATCGCTGCTACTGACAATTTTTTTGTTCATCTGATAACCTCTTATCTAGATCTAACCAATGGGCTTCAATGTTCTCTAATGTGCCTTAGTGCTTTTAGAGAATATCGAACAGCAGTAGAGAATACCGAAGATATTAGAGGATCTTGATAACATGTCAACAGCTATTAGTGAGAAGCTTGCGTTGATTCGCGAGTCCGAGAGACTTAACAGAAAGCAATTTGCTGAAATTACAGGAGTTCCTTACAGCTCACTCACATATTATGAAAGCGGAAGGACCATACCCCCTACCGACATAGCGATGAAAATTCTCCAACACCCCCGATTCTGTAAATACGCTCTTTGGTTTATGACCGATCAGGTGTCCCCTGAATCCGGTCAAATCGCACCGGCCCTCGCACACTTTGGGCAAGACTTAACAACCTCGCAGCACTCAGACCAAAAGACTGGTTAACAATTAACCAGGCTTACATACATTTCAAATGTCTATTATTGGTCGAAAAGTATTCATCACATAATTGCAACGCGTTGAGGCCTAAAGGCAAGCGCACCCATCGGAGGGTTTTCTTATGACTATTAAGAAACTCGATGATGGTCGATATGAAGTGGACATCAGGCCTGCTGGTCGCAATGGAAAGCGTATCCGCAGGAAGTTTGATAAGAGAAGTGAAGCGGTAGCTTTCGAGAAGCATACTCAGTTCAACCATCACACCAAAGAATGGTTATCAAAACCGACGGATAAGCGGCATCTGTCTGAACTGATACAGCTTTGGTGGAATTTGAAAGGCAAGCATGAGGAGCACGGTAGGATAAACCGCAACAAGTTAGATATTTTTTGCAGGATTACCGACGATCCTTGTGCTTTTCAGATTACGAAAGCGCTGATTAGTCAGTATTACGCGGCAAGAAGAAGTCAGGGCATTAAAGCTTCTACCATTAACCGTGACCTAAACAGCATCAGTGGCATGTTCACAGCGCTTATCGAGGCCGAGTTGTTCTCGGGTGAACATCCGATCAGGGGCAGGAAGAAGCTGAAAGAAGAAGTCCCCGAAACTGGCTATCTGACAGAGGACGAAATCAAGCACTTGCTCTTTAGACTGGATGGCGACAACAAGAAGATAGCCGTTCTCTGTTTGAGTACAGGTGCTCGTTGGGGTGAAGCGGCTCGACTCAAGGCAGAAAACATCATACAGAACCGTGTGACGTTCGTTAAAACCAAGAGTAACAAGCAGCGGACTGTTCCAGTTTCAGCGGAAGTGGCAAAACTCATAGCAGATGGTAAGCGAGGGTTGTTATTTGGTAAGGCGTCGTATTCTGACTTCAGGCAGATACTTAGGGAGGTAAAACCTGATCTTCCGACCGGGCAGGCGACGCATGCACTACGCCACAGTTTCGCGACGCACTTTATGATTAATGGGGGAAGCATCATAACGCTACAAAGGATCCTCGGGCACGCCCGAATTGAGCAAACTATGGCCTACGCTCACTTTGCGCCCGAATACCTCCAGGACGCAATCTCACTTAACCCGCTGAGAGGTGGCGCTGATGCGGAAAATGTCCACATTATGTCCACACTTAGGTAGGTAAATATGGCTTTCAATGGTCTTGCGTGCCGCGCAACCCCGCATTGCACCGTTGAAAGCCGTAGCATCTGGGGCGGCTAACGCACCCGACGGGGCTTTTTTTCCCGCCGCGGATGCAGGTATTCTCCCCCCAGATGTGTTAAATTTTGTGTATCTCTGTTAATTCTGCGCTGATTGTTTTTTAGCATCATTTGCTGGTAGTGACGATTAGCATTCGGGAGCCGTATTTCTCATGTCCGATTTTATTCTCGCTCGCGTGTCGCAAACGCTCGCTAATGAACACTCCCTCGAAACCCTGGTGCGACAGCTGCTTGAGATGCTGGAGCTGGTTACCCGAATGGAATCTACCTACCTGACTCGTATCGACTTCGACGCGCAGCGCCAGCATATTATGTACGCGCACAACAGCAGCGAAATGCAGATCCCCGAAGGGTTCTCCGTCCCGTGGAACGACTCGCTGTGCAAACGCGCGCTGGACGACCGCTGCATTTTTAGCAACGATGTTGCCGAGCGCTGGCGTTCGTGTCTCGCCGCCCAGGATTTGGGGATCGCCACCTTTTTCAGCATTCCCGTGCGCCTGACCGACGGCTCATTATTCGGCACGCTGTGCGCCACCAGCCGGGCAAGACAGCCCTATAACATTGAGGGTGAGCAGGTGATGAATCTGTTTGCCAACCTCATCTCCCATTACGTTGAGAAAGAGACGCTGGTACAGCAGCTTCGGGCGGCTAACGTCGCCCTGGAGATGCATTCGTATACCGACGAGCTTACGGGTTTGCCGAATCGCCGCTCGCTGTTTAAGCATCTTGCCGCACAGTTTTCGCAGGCCCGGGAACAGCAGCGCAGCGTGCTGCTGATTTTTATCGATCTCGATGATTTCAAAGCAATCAACGATCGATTCGGCCACCCGTGCGGCGACAGCTTTTTGATTCAGATCGGAGAACGCCTGGCCGCACGCGTGCGCAGCGGCGATATTGTAGGTCGTCTCGGCGGCGATGAGTTTTTAATTGTCGGTCCGGGTCCCGATTCAGCCGACCAGCAGGAGTATATCGCCGCGTTACGTCAAGCGCTGGCGGGGATCTATTTCCTTGGCGAACACCGGATTAACTACCCCGGCGCCAGTTTTGGGGTGATTGAAGCCGACCCCTGGCAGATCGACGTAGAACTGGCGCTGCGCGCCGCCGATGAGGCGATGTATCAGGATAAGCAGTCTCGCCGTCAGGGGCGTTTTTTTCATATTGACTAATCTACGGTGAAATCCCGTATCATAGTCGACACGACTCGCACTTACAGGGGCTCAATAATGAGACTGGGTATTCTATTTCCGGTGGCTATTTTTATCGTCGCCGTGGTTTTTCTGGGCTGGTTTTTTGTCGGCGGCTATGCGGCACCAGGCGGAGCGTAA